CAGTATTTCCACCATATGGATCTGATGTATAGTCACCTATTGAGTGTGGATGATCATGTGGCATTACATAACCCCAACCACCATCTGGTCCTTGAGTTGGACCACCTGCGTGATATGTTTTCATTCTATTTACTCTTCGTGCTCCACTACGACCTCTAATATTTGGTCCACCTGGAGGTGGTGGTACTTGACCAACACATTCAGTACCATTCCAAAATGTTGGTGGTGGACAATTTACATGTGGCATTCCACCTGTTGCGAATTTTCTTCGTCTCATATTATTTCTCCTGATTTTACCACCTTTAGCATAATTACTACCATGGTGTGATAATTCTCCTGGGTTAAAACCACCCGTATGATAGGTAGTAGCGGTAGAATTAATCTTGTCTAAAAATTGTGTTCCCAATGCATCTACAGTTTGTGCATTAATTATATATTCTCCACCTTCAAGTTCAACTTGTTCACCACCAGATATAACTGCTCCTATCCCACCATTATCGTGAGAAGGACCTACCAATAACCCACCTTCTTGTTTATGTTTATTACCTTTATGCATTATTCTCTCCATATCTTTAATGGGATCTGTTATAATCTGGCCATCATCTGATTTCCAAGTTAAGTTATCTCCTTGAACAGATACAACTGTACCTGTTTTTCTGTAGTTTGGTCAATTACTATTGACATCTCTACATCTATCACCTACTCTAAAAGACATTATTTATCTTTCTTAGCGTATTTTTTCAAAAAATCTGCTGCTTCATCAGCACCAGTTCTTTTAACACCAAAAGCTTTCTTCTGTCTTTCTATTTCTTTAAGAGCGTCCTTTTTACTTTCTAAAGTTTTTTTGAGTGCTTTTTGATTTTTTTTGGTTTTTTTAATAGATTTATCAGTATCTTTGATTTTATCTTTTAAGCCACCCAATAGTTCTTTTTTTCTTCCAGCACTTTTACCACTCAAGAAAGCAAAAAGAATCCCTCCAGCCAAAACAAAAAATCCTATTACATATTTTTTGATTTTACTGAACATTACTTTTTACCGAAAGGAAGTTTATCCCATACTGGTTTAATTACCGCGTCAAAAATAATGTCGTCTTTTTTACTCGGTGACAACTTAACTATTTTTTCTAAAGCGTAAAAACCAACTAAAATATATTCCCAATTTGCAATTACCCAATCCATTTAACTTCTCCTGTTATGTGTTTTTCTTTATTTCCATTGAAATATTTGAATTTGCCATAGCATTTGCTACTGTCATATCATATGCCTTTTTACTATTTAATTTATGTTGTTCATCTATCCAATCATCTAATTCTTTTCTACCAGCTATCCACTGTTTTAATTTTTGTAGTCTAACCCAAAAATCCCATTTACTACCATTTTCACCTATACGCATAAGTTTTAAATCTATTTCCCAATTCATTTGGCAATGATAACATTTATCATATTTTATACAAGCTTCTTTATCATAAGAAGCTGTACAACCCTTTTTACATTTACTACAAGTGTGTCTAAATATACCAACATTTGGTAATTTAGATACTTTTGAAATATATCCTTGTTTTTGTTCCCATTCTACACCATCTGAATCAGTCCATTTGTCACCAACTTTACGAGTTTTATTGCTAGTCACACTATGATTACCAACAACAATTTTGGTATTATTTCCATCCAACATATCTTGAACTTTTTGGATTCTTTTTTGATACCTTCTACTTAAAGCCATATTTTTTATCTACCTTATTTAATATAATTCTTGTCATATATAAATAGTTTAAAAAGAAACTAAACCAGTAATTTGATTTACAGGAGCAAATGCACCAGTAAATTTATAAGTTTTTCCTTGATATTTAAATACAATTCCTTCACTTGGAACAATTGCATTTACACCACCAATAGCTTCAAATTTTTCTAATTGAGCTTTTAATTTATTTAATTTCTTTAAATCACCACCTTTTTTAACATCTGCTATTGCAGCACTTAATTTATTTCTAATTCCTTGAACAGCTTTATCTGGATTAGCAGCCATAAATCCTTGTACATTCTTTAATATTTCAGCACCAACTTCAAAGAAAAGAGTTTCAAATGGTTTCATA